TATGAAGGCGAATATCGAGCAGGCGACTGGAGTATCGTCATTTAATAGCAGTGTAGGCGCACTGTTCTTAAGCAAAACAACTGGACGTTATTTATTTGTACTGCGCAACGGTGCGCGGTATGACAGTACATGGGCATTTGTTGGCGGTAAAGTTGAACGAGACGAAACAGAATACACTGCACTACAACGTGAAATAGTAGAAGAAATAGGCTTTATGCCACTAGTGCTTAAAACTATCCCAGTTGAAAAGTTTACCAATAGTAAAAATAACTTTTGTTATAGCACATATGTTTGTGTAGTAGAAGAAGAATTTGTACCAAAACTTAACAAAGAACACAAAGGTTATGCTTGGAGTAAACTAGACAGTTGGCCTAAACCATTACATCCCGGTGTGTTTACTACATTTAAAATTGATGAGATAATAGATAAAATACAAACTATAGAAGATCTAATGTGCAATAGCACCTAACTGTGCTAGATTATAATACTGTAGTACTGTAATTTCTTCTACATTAGGACACCAGTTATATTCTTCCGGCATTAGTCCAGGATCTTTACACACATAATAAAATTTTACATCTGGATAAGTTAAAAATATTTTACAACTGTCATTAACTAGTTTGTTATTAGCACCAGACTGATTTACAGTTTTATACACTTCATGTTGTTCATAGTATATATTATCTGTTTCTGTATTGTAGGTTGTCATACCCAACATAAAAACAGTCTTATGACCATCAGCACATGCTAGTCTAAGTGCTAAATTGCCTATGCTTGCTGTAAATAATTTTGGATATAAATGAAAGTGGCCTGGGTGTTGTAGTATATTTTTTACATTGGAGTAAACAATATTATCTTCGCAATAACCACTGTCTACTAATTCTTTACAAATAATTTTGTTAGTGCAAATTAAAAAATCCGGAGCAAAATCTTTGTAGAGTAAATTGCATCCATAAGTTTGTCCAACACTCTGTACGCCACCTTCGCCACCGTGTTGTCCTTTTAGTAAAGGTAAATTAAAATCTTTTCTTGATGTGCTGTTACCTATAACATGCGCAACACTATTATGTTCTTCATTGAAAATAGTTTTTTCAACCCAGGTCATACTGTCTGGATCATTGCGTGTTTTCCAACTTGTATTTGCGCTAACCATCTCTCCCAAATAGTCTCTGGTATAAAACCGAGCGTGGGGCATTAGTTTGTTCCTGTTATTAAGCCTGAGATTCCGACCATGATATTCTACCTGTTACGTTGAATGGATTACTTGTTGACACAGTAGAGGGATCTTCTGATAGTATAGCAACAATTGTTAGTACATCAGGACCATCTGGGAACACGTTGTCGCCTCCGAGAATAGAATTACCAAGCGTAACAATTTCTCCAAGATCTTGGTCAGTAACAACCGCACTTCTGCCACTTGCACCCGTTCCACCCTGTGCTCTAAATTCAAATATATCAATTCCTCCACTAATACTATCTTGGTTTGTATGATATATAAGTTGACTCAAGCTCGGGTTTTGTACTCGTTCCCAGGAAGTATTTGTTATGAGACCATTCAATCGTAAAGTAATTCTACAGTTGTGTGTTGTAAGAATACCAACTGAATTAAGAATCAACTGCATACGATTGATAATTTCTCTCTCACCTAAGAATCCCGGAGTATTTGTATCAACTGAAGGTGCTAGTCTAATACTAATAAGAGGTACATCATAAACTACCGGTGCACCAGTTGTTGATATTGTTGCTGTGTAGTCGCTATCAGTGCCAGAAGTTCCAGTTGGAGCCCTGTCAAGCAACAAAAGATTTCTTATCTCTTCAGTTGCAGATGCACCAGTGCTTCCGTATCTTGTTCTTAAACTAACTTGATACGGTTGACTAGGCAAGCCAAAGAATGTACTTGGATTTTGAGTTTTTGTGCTTGTGAGGTTTGCTCCGGTAATACTAACACCGCCGGGAATAGAGTTATAAACAAAACTAGGAGTCTCAATGAGAAGTGCTCTTCCCAATGTGTACCATCTATTATTATAAAAATAGTAATAATAATTAGTAGTTTCTGCTCTAGCAGAGACTGTCACTTCATTACTACCAGTGAGCTGAACGTTATTACTTGATGCAGTGAATAGATAAGCATTATCAGGATCAAATTTACCATCCATAATAACTGAAGTACCCCAGTGTGCAAGCGCAGGAACATAAGTCGGTGTACCAATGTTTTCAATTTCATATCTAGCAGGCAAGTTACCAGAACGCATGTATGCTTCGGTATTCTGGTTGTTGTGTATAAATTCATGCACATAGACAACCTGTCCTCTTTGATCTTTAAATCCAAACCGTACTTTACCAGCACCATACCAACTATAATCAATATACGCCATTTGAATACGATACGGCCTTAAGAAGAACCCTGTTGGCCCAGTGCCATCACATGGATCTAGGTTCCAGTTGGCCTGTGCAACTCGAGTAACTTCTGTTTTTGTAATGATTACATTTGAATTATCTACGCCTCGATAAGAAGGCATAATATACAGTGAAGTGTCGCTTGCTATGTTTGTTACAACGTGCGTCTGTCCTTTAATAACAAGTTTATCTCCAACTGCAACTTGACTAGTAAATCTAGTATTGGTTCCAGTAATTTGTCCACTTCTAAACGCAACAGATGCAGTTCCACTTAGTTGTGTAATAGAACTTCTTCTACAACAATAGAGAGTTGATCCATCATATTCAAAGAACAATCCGTTCTGATCATCAAATAAACCACAACGTAAAGCACTGTTTGTCCAACTTGATACATAGAATTCTGGTAATCCACCAGCACCTGTAACTGCATCCGTTGTAGGATCTCCTCCGCTCAAAGTTACTTTGAAATTGTAATCATCTACAATACTGTCAATAGCATGAGTTCCATTCCAATAATTTGAAGGGCTTGTTGTCGTAGCATTTGAAACTACTACACTAAGCGAGTCAGCAAGTCTATGAGGATGACGAGTAGTTATTGTGGCAAGATCTGTACCAGAATCATAAACCATTTTTTCAATTTGTGTTGTTGGACTAAAATTTATAGCAAATGAAACTTGAATACTCTTACCAGATTGATATCTAAAATATCTTCTAGTTTGACGTATCATAGTGCTATCGGGGTTCTTTGAAGGTACTAGATCAACACCGCCATCATATGGTCTGTGTATTGCAAATCCATCTGCACGAATTAGCAATGATGTTCCAATTGCGTAGTTTTGTGTGTCAAGCGAGAAATCTGCATTAGCAGTCAACTCCAAGTTACCAGGTCCAGTAACTGTTTTAATAGTTCGTGTATAGGCTGCTCCTAAATCATTGTATATTTGAAATGAAACACTAGACCCAACATCACTAATATCAATAGTATTTGTACCAGCAGTAGCATCTGCAGCAGTTGGATGAATAGTAAATGTTGTGGTTGTTACTACTGCAACATAGTAGATATATCCATTTGTAGTTCCTGCTGGTGCAGTTCCAGCATTCATTATTAGCATATCTTCAGTTGTAAGATTATGTGTTGCTGTAGTAAAAACATCTGTAGTGATATTAATACTGGACACATCAAGATCTGTAATGTCTGCTGCTTGATATAAAGTTATACTATCACCAGTGTTAAAGAATGAAGTAAAGTTAGTATCAGTACCTGTTACTACAGCACTACCAGAGTCAACACTTACTGTGCCTTCACCAATTATTTGACCGGCTACAGAATCTGCAGTTAAAGTATGGGCTCCACTTCCTTTTCCGGTTAAACTAATATATGTGCCCGCTGCTGCATTGGCTTCACTTGTTGCTAATCTGACCCAGTTTCTACTTTGTCTAATAATATAATATACAGTACTATCTGTCAAACCTGTTACTACAGTGGTTTCTGCGGCGTATGTAACAGGTTGTTTATCTACAAAATAGTGATCCGGCAAGTAAATTGCATCTTGTTCTATCCAAACTGCGTTATCCGAGTTAAAACCAACTACTCTATCATTAATTTGAGATGAGGCAGACATTGTAAACTGTGTATTATCACTACCATCAAGTGCAGCAATAGTATAAACACCATCAGAAGATCCAACTGTACTAGCAGTCAAAGTTTGAGTACCTGTTCCCGCTCTTTTAAGATCAACCATTGTTGCTTTTCGAATTGTTGCTGTTCCAGATACTTGACTTCTACCGAAACGTATAAGAGAATCGGCATTGCCGTGTATGGCACTTTGCTTATCCATATAAAGTGACATTGCATTTGCATTTACTGCTTGTAAATAATAGAATCCACCATTTTGCAAACCTAACAGAGGTGTATCACTTAAATATTGAATTAAATCACCACTGCTTAAACCATGAGCATTAGTTGTGCCTGTGCCGGCGTATATATAAATATCGCTTGTAATTTGAGTACCATTTTGTGTTATTTCTAAAGCATCACCATCAAAACCATTAATAGTATCTGCAAGCATAAATTTATTATCAGAAGAATTAGCAACATAATATGTGTTACCATCAGTCAAGCCTTTAATAGTTGTACCACCATCATTGTCATATACAACAAGATCACCATTACTTAACCCATGACTAGTTGAACTAATAAAGTTAGCATTTGTATTAAAACTTGATCTAGGCTGCAAAAAACTATAATTAGTTGACGCTGTGCCACCTTGAGTTGTCATATTAATAGGCGTTCCAGTAGCATCAGTATACAGTATAAATCCAAATCTATCACCATTTATATTAGTAATATGATATTGATTTCCGCTGGTCATTCCGGTTGGTACGGAATTAGATACATAGTACACTAAATCACCTGCTGTAAAGTTATGATTGGGTATTCTTAAAGTATTTTTAACAGGATTAAGGGTGACTCTCATTACAGCGCCGTTGATAGTGCTGCTATTTAAATTATAATTCGATCCACCAACTGTAGATGAAAATACAACAGTTTGTCCACTGTTTGTAACTTTTTTAGCATAAACAATATAACTTTCATAGGTAGTATTAACTAAGTAATTACTGTTTTGCAAATAATTCAGTCCGCCCATTGTGGTGTAAGAAGCAATGTAAGCCTGAGAACCACCAGATGATGCATTGCCTAAAGCCTCTGTAAAAGTTAATTCATCTGAATTGATGTCAATGCTGTCTCCAATATATGCTCGAACTAATGC